ACGACGATTTGCTTGGTCCGCTTGTGGCGGAAGACGAATGCGGCAGGGCTGATGGGTACAATCATCTTCCCTCCAACCATTTCTCCAAGTCGTGGAGTTCAGCGATCTTGGCTTCGAGTTCTTTGATGCGGTCGTTCAGACGATTGAGTTCTTTGACGATGCCCCGTGGACGTATGTCGCTCAGGAACTTACCGTCTGGAGTCTTGATGCTGAATCCATTCAGTGGAGGCATTCGTCGCAATACGATGTGGGTGTAGCGTTTCACCGATTTACCTCCTTCAGTATGAAGTAAGCCGAACCAGCAATCACAAGTGCAAGCCACAGTTCTGGATGTCTCCTGTGGAACTCCAGCTCATCTTTAACTAATTCAATAACTTCTTTGAGTTTCATGGCAACGGCCCTCCGTTCTCCCACAGCAGCAGATCGGCGCGGAGAGCGTCGTTCTCCTGCTCCAGTTGTTTCACCCGATCCTCCAGCTTGCGAGCGTCGATTGCGATTGCGCGGAGTTCGCGTCGGTCGTGCCACCAAATGGAAATCGGTTCTTCAGCGATATTCAGGATTCGTTGTTCTACGCTCACGGCTTGGCCTCCTTTGTCTGTTGTAATTCGCTTTTCCTTTTCATATAAAAAAGCATTGGCACAAACGGCCATGCTGTAAGCAAAATTGCAGCTCCTAAAATCATAAATGCCGCAAGGACTGGCGTTGTAAAAAAACCGCCCAAAGCGAACCAAGCTGGTGGCAATGGCTCTTTGTTTTGATCAATCACAGCTTGGCCTCCTTGGCTTCTTTCCAATTTTGGAAGTCAATGATGTGGGCATAAGTTGCCATCGCATCCCCCGCCTCCTCCAGCCGCTTGATGCGGTCTTGAAGCCGCAGGACCTCTTCATCCAACAATTGCTGCTGCCGGATGATTGCGTTAGCCGCGTTGAGTTCGCGTTCGATCATCCTGATCCGCATCCCCAGATCGGCCACGTTGTGCGGAGTCGAGTCTGATATTGGGGTGTCGCTCATTTACACTCCTTCCATTTGAACTGCGGTTTACCGCTCGCGTCGTTTGTGTAGTAGGCGGCTCCTGCGAGGATGGCTTCTTTTCTCAGTGCCGTGTCACCTCTGGTGAATCCTAAGATAATTCCGATGATGAACATGCTCACAGCAACTGCGCCTGTGAGTTTTGCTAAAGTGTCGTCGCTCATTTGCCCTCCCTCGCTTTGAGCATCGCGTCGGCGTATTCATAGGCAGATCGGGAAACCAATTCCCCATCCTTCTTGCTACTGGCCGGAACGCTCGCGTCCGAGATGATTCCCTGCAACGCAGCCGCCGCGAAGTAGTCTCTGACAGTGATACCAGATCTCGAACCGTAATGGGTCATGCAAGGTTGACCGTCTTGATAGAATCCATGCGTTGTCGCGGTTGCAGCAGTTGGAAACGCCGGTCCTCCGTCGTTGATTGTTCCTCCTTTGATTGGAAAGTTTCCGATTCCCATGTCCTCGCTTCGGAAAAATACGTTTGGGTTTGGTTGGTTGCTCATTTTGCCTCCTGTCTCTTTAGATATTCTGCAATTGCTTCATCTGCCAGTCCCTGAGTTCTATATCCATTTTTGATTGCGTATGCCTTTAACTCAGCATGCACATCTGGTGACACTAAAACGTGTTTAACAAGATCACGGTTTCGTTTGGGTTTGTTTGTTCTTTTTGTTCCTGTTCCAGTAGCTGACTTCATATCTTTTAAGTTTCTTCGCTGCACGATAGGTTTCACCGGCTTGGCTCCTGCTCATCTGGTACACCCCGGTACCATCGTTGATCATTCGTTTGACCTGCTCGCTCATCGACCACCTCCCTGGGCGTAGTGGAGGACCAGCAGGGCGTCACAGTTCTTAAGCGTGACATCTAGGTGCGGATACAGTTCCTGGGCCTTCGCCTTGAGCTTGCGCTTCCACTCCGCGGAGTTGGCGCAGGAGCGTTTACCACCCAGTCCAAGAGGGTCTTGCCATACCTTGGGTTCCACGCGGTGCAGGGCGTAGCCAATGGAGTAGGCCAATCCTTGGATGATGCCGTAGTTCTCGTGCAGGGTGGCGACCGAAGCAGCAGGAGTCAGCTTTGACACGAACTTGGGGACCTTCTCAATCCAGAGATGGCTATCTGCTAATTTGAATCCGCTTAGTAGTTGCGCCATGTCCGGTAAGGATTCAGGCATTGCGAACAGGAGGATCCCGTCCTTGGTGTGGATTGCGAACCCGCCGTTCACGCCGGGGTCACAGGCTACGATTGTTTTGCTCATTGGTTTTGGTTTGTTGGGACTTGATGGTGAGAGTGTGGCCTACGTAGATGCCTGCGATCACGCAGAGGGGCATCAGCACGGCCATGGAGACGATGGTGAGTGCGGTGCTCATGCGAAGTGGCATCCGAGTTCCTTGTAGCACTTGATGCGTTTCTTGGCGTGGGCTTCTGCCAACGGATGGAAGGTGTCGCGGAAGTCGTGGATGATCGCGTGGTCCTTTCCTGGCGCACGGCGCAGCGCACGGCTGGCCCGCTGGATGGTCTTCTGGGCGCTCCGACCACCGGAGACCATGACCAGTGTGTGGACGTTCGGCAGATCCAATCCCTCATCGGCCAGTGATGTGGCGATCATGGTTTTGATGTGGCCTTTGAGGAACTCATCCATGACGTACTTCCGAGACTTCTTGGGCATCTTGGAGTGAACCAGTACCGATCCTTCGATCTTGCTGGCGTACATTTCTCCGAGTGTGACACGGGGAACCAAAACGAGGGTGGGTCCGGTTGTAGAGTGGCAGTTGGCCAACATGATTGCGGTAGCGTTGCGTGTCTGGTTACCGCAGATACCGATCTCTGTGAGAGCCTCCCAAGCGCACATGGCACGGAGTTCTGGCTGGCTGATCCTCATATACCGCTTGCGTTCTGCGAACAATCTTTCGATGTGGTCATCGATCTTCGCCTGGATATGCAGGTCGGTGGCGGAACTCATGTGCACGGTTGCATGAGCCAACACACCGGCCAGTTCATCCCGGCGGATTTCGAACTGGGTATCGCGGAAGAGCTTGCGAAGGATCTCATTACGCTCTGGATCATCGGACCAAGGGGTCGCATCGAATCCAAATCGCAGGCCGCTGCATGACTCGATAATCTTGAGCCAAGTGGCAGCGGGACTGTGCTTCGCCTCGTCCACGATGATCAGGTTCTTCCTGGAGAAATCGACTGATTCATGGGGGCAACGGACCTCAACGCGGGAGGTATTGACGCCCATCGCATGAAGCGAAGCAACCGCCTGCTGACATGTCTCTCGGGTGGGGGCGAGCCATCCAAATGTCCATGTCGGAAATTGGCAGAAATGCTTGATGATCGATGAAGCGATCAGTGTCTTACCGCTCCCCGCGGGTGCGATGATGAGTCCATCAGCTCCAGACTTGGCCCATTCGACAGCTCGTTGCTGGTAGGGACGCAGCAGAAATGCTTGCGTCGAAATGGTTTCCGGATGATCTTTGGTCTGCATAGCGTGTCGTTGCGCTTTGTTTGTTTGTTTTGGACTCATGTCACCCCCCGGAGCCTGCACTCTCCGGGGGGCTTTTGTTTGTAGGTCAGATGGTGTCGTTATCGCTCGGCACCTTCTTCATGCGACGGACTCGAAGAGCGATCTGCTCAGCACCGAACTTGTCGGTGTACTTCTCCTCTTCTAGGACGATCACGAGGGACAGTCCAACGAAGCCTTGGAGGAATCGGAAGAAGGCTCCGTTGAGGCTAAAATCGAACTCAGCACCGTCATCGATGTTTGCCTCGGTCGCACTGATCAGCGCCTGAATGCGCCACATCATGGTGTCCTTGAGAACGAAGCGGTCGCTGATGACCTCCCCGGATGGACCCTTGTATCGCAGGGTTGCGACGCTGTTACCGCTCTTGTCCAGACCGTCATCCTTGCAGGAGTTGACGATGACTGTGTATTCGCCGGGGCCGGCAAACGGCTTCACTTCGGCTTGGGAACGATCGACTTTGAATTTCATGTGTTGGGATGTGTGTTGTTTATTCGGACTGACGAGCCGCCCACGCGGGCAGCGAGAGTGATTGGATGGTTGATGAGTAACAAGGCCAAGAGTTGAGCTGTTGGCATTCGACGAACGTGCGGAGTTGCTCCTCGATGATTGAGTGACCGAGGTCGATGGCCTGTTGATCGAGTTCGTAGCAGGCCACGCCATAGGGCGCTTCCTTCTCGACTGCGATGAAGATGAACCGGTTGACCCCGGTCATGCGCTGGTACCACGCGGCTTGCACGTGATAGCGGAACTGGGCGCAGGACTTGCCGAATGCCGCGGGTGAGGCGTCCTGGGTGGTTTTGACATCGATGATGTAGTCCTCGGCGAGGCCATCGATGCGGGCTTTGACCTTCACGCCATTCCACGAGTCGAAGCACGAGACCTCGGTCTGGATGCCGTTGAGTAGCGGCGCTGCGGCAGGGTGAGCGTGAACCGCGGCTGCGGCTCCAGTGATGTTGTCCCACTGCTCTTGGTTGAGCGGGGTCATTCCGGAAGCGATGATGGCCTCGTAGGCTGCTTTGCCGTCCTTGGTGCGGCGATCTCCGGTGAATACCGCGTAGGACTTGGCGAACAGCTCAGGCTCCAGGATGGCCATGTGAACGGCGGTCCCGAACTCCAGTGCAGGCGACGACTCGTTCTTGGTCGTGCCATCCTGCCAAGCGCGGAAGTGGGCGGGCGACTTACGGAACTGATCGAGCCCGGACTTCGAGAGAGCCTTGGTGCCGTGGTAGATGGCAGCAGGCATGTTGCAGATGATTTCTCCGCTCACGGCTGCACCTCCGCGTTCACGATCTCGGGGGTGACGATGACGGGCAGCTTGCCGAGGATGAGGTCAGGCTTGCTGATGTACTTGCTGGCGAAGGTGTCGTCCAGATCGCGGAATGTCTGGCCTTCCTTGATGCGACCGGCCTTGAGCAGCAGCGCGTTCACATCGGACTCGCGTGACTCGAAAAGTTCTTCCAGCTTGGCCAAGAGGTCGAAGCTCTTGGTGGGAGCGACCGCCACCTCGGACGGCGCGGGCTGGAAGTCCTCGGTCTCCTCAGGGGTGTAGATGCCGGCCACAACCTCTGGCGCGAGCATACGGATCGCTTTGCTGATGCACCGAGCGCGGAGCATGGCACCAGGATCCTTGGCCCATCCGGAACCCGGCTTAGCAGGCAGGAGACCGGCGAGCTTGGCGTCCTCAGTAGAGAACCCGATCTCGCACTGGTTACCATCGTAGGACCAGACAGCGATGGCTGCCTTGGTATCGAACTGCTTCCACACCACCTTGCCGCCGCGGGCGCGGTAGCCGGCGAGCATGGCATCGGAGCGCATGCTGAGAGAGCCGTTGATGATGTGGTACTCACGCTTGAAATCGAACGGGGTCTTCTTCTCGGCGGCGCATTGCCACGCGATGAGTTTGCCCTGTTCGACCTTGGTGCATCCTAGCATTCCGCTGGCTGCGATCCACTCGCCCATCTTCTCGATGGCGGTGATGGGGTCTGCGATCTTGCTGTACATCTCGGAGGATGCATCAGCGGTTGTC